GAATACCGGGCGGTAGAGGTTCTGTAGCCCCCCAGGGAGGACGAGCTGCACGATCTTATCTCGAAGCCTCGGTATTGAGAGAGCCCGCCTCTTGGGTTCTGTTATTATCGTGTGATAATAGGAGCCCGGAGCGTATCGTCCGCTCTTGAGGTCACGCCATAGATTGACGTTATTAAGTTCTCTGTAGAGATCGTAGTCGACGGCCTCTTTCTTGTATTTGCGAGGGCCGCGAAGAGCCTCTTTGTAATGTGTTTCTATCCGATCATATCCGACCGCCTCCTCAAAGGTGGAGGGCGGCATAATCGGCGGTAATTGCTTTAAGGGGAATTTCGTCATCGTGGCATCCTTTCCATAATTGAAACGGCTTGGCAGCATTGACGCGGGTTTCTACCCACTTTGTAAGCTCGCCGCGTTCCTTGTTCTTTTGCGGTCTGCTACTGTTTTTACGCCGTGTTGCATGGCGAAGGATTACCTCTCCCTTGAAGTATAACAAGGACACGTCGCCGGAGCCGTAGCACGGCGATCGTATAACCTACAAGGCGGGGCGGAAGCCGAGGTTCGCGTTCCGGTTGGAAGACGAGTTGTAATTCCAGTTGCGGGCCGAGTTGTACCCACGGTTCGCCCGGTTCGACGCCAAACAGAGATAACCCTCAGTAGGTGTTACTTTTTGCTATAGGGCGAGCTTTGCGGATTGTGCTCGCTCGTTTTGTTGTAATAGGCTTGCTGTAGCCCGCCTATTATTCTCCCGATTTCCGCGAGGTCTGTCTGTAGCTCAAGAGCTTTTCCTTTCGTGATATACTTCTGGTTTCTTGCAACGCCGAACAGGGTGAGGAGCAGCGTCTTCTCGCCGTCTGCTTCTTGGAGGTATTCCATCCTCTTTGCGGTTCGGATGTTGGTAAACATGACCGTGTCACGAATGAGCCTATATATAGCTTGCTTTATCTCTTGGCACAAGCAAAACTTCTCAGCGGCGGGGAAGTTCTTAAGCAAGGGGTAAATCTTTTCAAGGAAGACCTCAGCCTTCTTTTGAAGAGTCGTTTTGTTATCTGCCAACGTAGAGACACCTCGCTTCTTTTATGCGCTCAAGCCCGGTGTGGTCTCCGTGTAGCTCGAATCCGTAGTCCGTGAACCGTATCTCGGTAGGTTTCCCCGTGATTGTGTTGTGCCCTCTAACGATACCGACGTCAGCCTCTAACACTTCCAGGCCGTCGACCGTGACGAGGAGGAGCTCGTCTTCCTGTAGGCCGTTACAGTGCTCGCATATAGGAACAAGCTCATTGAGTATATTCCCGACGATGCAGCTCGCTCGCTTCTTAGTGCAAGCAACCTTACACATAGATTTTTCGGGCGATCGGGTCGTAAATGCCGGATGTGATCGCGACGCTGTCGACCGTGTCAAAGTTCTTTAAGAAGACATTGTTTGTCATGTTGTTGAGCGTGGCATCCTTAAGAACCTTGATTTCCTTCTGAGCGTCCGCAATGAGCCCGGCCTGGATGTTAGTCTCGTCGGTGACTAACTTAATGCCCTCGTCCATGTGTCCGAGGTTTGTTTGACTTAACGGCGTCCCTTCTTGGATGACTTCTCCCGTCGCAACGTCTTCGACGTGGTCAAGCCATCCTACTTTCTCATAAGCTTTCATTGCTTGCATCTACCTCCATTTCTCGGATGTTGTATTTGAAGGCTACATAAAGCCCCTTGCTTGTCGTCTTCGAGAAGCTGCGCCCCGCGGCCTCGGCGATGACATCGCCGTCTGTGTCAATGAGCTGCACGTTCTCAACCGTGCCGGAGACTGTATCGTCGAAGTAGACGTATACCTTCGCGCTTGTTCCCTCGACGATCTTGCGGAACGGACTCACGGTTTTTGGTTGTCCGTTGAGCGTGTATGCTGCATGATCTACCGAGTTTACAAACCTCCGCCCGATCTTCTCAATTCCGACTTCTGTTAGTGTTTTCATTTACTGATTGCCTCCTTTCAAGTAGGTACTTTGAGAGCACTTCGGATAATTATTGTCTCCGTCGTTCTCGTGAGAGTGAACATCAATGTTTGAGGAGAGGCCCTCATACATAACGAAGTCACACGGCTGATAGAATGACTCAGAAGCGGCGATCGTTCCGACTCTCGGGAACTCTACATCTCCGCCGTCACTCGTCCCACATGCAGCCACAAGAGCCGTAAGTAGATGACCTTCGTTTGTCACTCTTGGAAATACGCCGCAAACGATCTCACCACAACGAGGATACCTCGAAACACCAGATCGGAAGGTGGACAAAACTTCTATCGTTGCCCCTGTATCCATCCCGTAGGAGGGCTTGCTGCTTCCTTCCTTAACCCGGCGAACCTCGGCGTCGATGACATCGAGATTGTTGACGCCGGACTGTTTATCCCCTCTGAGAAACACAATGAACTCCGCCCATCTATCGGCATCCTGTAACGAAAAGAGTTCGATATAGCTTCGCTCATAGCCCAGAGCAGCGAGAGCCCGGAGGATGCCTTGCTTTGTTCCTGCTTCTTCGGCGATGATGCCCTTCATTGATAGGCGTGTCCTGTAGGCTTCAACGCTTTCTCCCGCAAGTCTTGGCATCTCTCTGTCTTGCCCGTGTACCGGGAGCATGACAGGGTTCGCCGCGGCGACGTTAGCCTCGTCCCGTACCCGGAAGACGTCGTCTTTCATCCCATCGAAGATGCGGCCTATCACTTTGAAGAAGACGAAGAACTGGTTTGCCGACCGCTTTCCTTTTTTCAGAGGGCCGAACAGAAGATCAAACATGTACTCCCCAAATGTGTTAAACTGCTTCATCGCCTCACTCCCTTCGTACCGTTACAGACACGGCTCCCAGGGTGACGACCTTATCCTTTGCAAGCTTGACATCCTGCGCGGGGCTTGTAATCTCGACGTTTGTCGCCGATGCGTAGCCGCTGCGGATTGCATGGTTGATGTCCGATAGCCTCAGCTCGTAGAGCTTTCGGCCCTTGCGGACTGCGAGGAGCTCAGAGAGCAGCGAGGAGACCTTGTTCTTAACTTCGTTGTCCGTCGCCGTGTCGCTTACTGTTACGGATACCGTCACATCTTGAGGAACGGTCACAGAGCTTTTAACGAGCACATCGTCGTATGGCCCGGTAATCAGATCAACGGCACTACGAACCTCAGACAGCAAGCCCTCGGTCGCTTCTCCCGCCGTGCCTGTTACAATGACGTCGATTGTACCTTGCCCTCGCGGGTGGTTGCAATCTGCTTGAGCAAACAAGACTCCGGGAACGGACTCAGCCGCATTGACGAACGTGTCCTCGATCGCTCTTGTCGCTCGCTCCGCCCATGAGCGAAGCCCTCTCGTGCGGAAGCTATCGTCTTCCTCGGTATCGCTGCCTTCTCGGACAATCCAGTTCTCGCCGTTGCTAATGGTTGAAACGCCGCTGAGATATGTGAGGCTCTTTGTAATCTGTTCTTGAGGAACATTGTACCGGGAGCCTTCTGCCTCAGCCTCCACCAGAACGTCGACCGTTCTTGAGCCTTTTTGTAGAACCGAGGCTTCAATGGTGAAGAAACGAAGCTCCTCTCCGTTGATGTCCTTCTCTGTTTTGAAGACGTGCCCCTTCGCTATTTTAACCGCATCGGCTTGATCGTCCGTTCTGGACAGTGTCACAAGCCCCTGTGTCTTTTGGGCTTTCTTTCGCTTCTTTGCGTAGTCCGCCGCCTTGATGTCAAGCCACGCGCCCCGCGCATGACTAACAAACATATTGTTTAGAACTGTGCGAAGGAGCTCGGTAAACTCGATCTTGATGCGGAGCACAATCATCATGATCGTGTAGAACACGCCGCCCGAGTGGAAGTTCGAGACAACGAAACCTTCCTCCTTCAGCTCTGCGATAGTCGCTTCCTTTAGCTCTTCAAGCTCGGGGACTGGAAGCACCTCGTCGAGTATTTCTTTATCAATCACTTGTTACCACCTCCACACTTACCGCGTCGATGATGACGTTCAGTTCCCGGCGTTCCGACTCCTCCGAAAATTGGAACGAGCAGTATAGCCGGAAGGTATCGTCTTCATGGTCGACGGTTACTTGAATACTTTCTGGGAGGATGACCTCCCTTTTCTGTAGGCCGAGCCTTGCGCGCTGCACAATCTCAAGCCTCGTGAGTTCATCGTCCTCGCTTTGGATGAAGTCGTACAAACTCCACCCGAAGTCAGCATCATAGAATAGATCGCCCTTCTGCGTGAGAGCCTCGAGGATAATATTCTGATAGAGACATTCGAGGCCGGAGCAGAGCGGCGCGTCTCCATCCGCCGCCTGTGTGAGCTGCCAGTCCGAAGACAAGCGAATATCGGTATCCGATAGACCCGTCACAATACCACCTCCCCAATGATTGCCGGAGAGATGTCTCCGTAGGCAAACGCTACCGCGACCACCGCTCCGCTTTGGAACTGTTTCTTAGACCTAATTCCGGGGAGAGGAGGGAAGTCTTCATCGACATTCCCGAAGCGGTCTATAATCGTAAGACCGTACTCATACCACGAAGCCACAATATGCCCTCTGTAGCTTCCCCCGGACTCGTCGTTGTAAATGACGAGCTCCTCGAGCTCGTAGGTCTCGGCGAGCTTCTTCGCTGACGAAACGATCGCATAGGAAACGGCGGGGAGCGTCAAGTGCGGATAGTCAGCGGTGAGGGTCTTTGTTATGACGCTCTTGACCATTTGTTCAAGCATTGGCGTCCCCTCCTTTCTGGTTTCAAAAATAGATTTTTGTGCGGATGAAGCCCGAGTCATTGGTTGCAGATACGACCTTCTTGACCTCGAACTCTCCGCTCACTTGTGGGTGTATTACATTGATGTTGTGCGAGTGCTTCACGAATGGAGCGGAAACCGTTTCCAGTTCCCAGACGCCCCCGGCTCTCGTAAGGCCGAGAATATTGACTCCATACTCGAAGGCGTAAACCTTCTTTTGTTCCGGGCGTTCTCCCCAATAAAACACGCCGCCAGAGAAGAAGAACTTCTTCTTGATGCCCCATGCAGCATGTACCGCATTGATCGCCTGGATGACGTTCATTTTTCGGAT